ACCAAAGACACTCCAACCAGCTGGATGAACAGACCTACGAATAGATTCTCTCCATTGGTTGATTGATTCACCAATACGAACAACATAAGAGTAATCTTGATAATAGAAACTATCTTGAATTCTCATCGTGTCAACCGACACCTTACCTTTGTCAGATACAAATCCAGCAACAGTATTTCCAATAATACCGATTGTTGAAACTCCTCTAGCGGTATCAGATTGTCTAATCGTTGCAGTAGCTCCAGTTGCAGAAGTAATAATATCACCATCATTGTAGATGACATCAGACTGAAGTTCTAGAATGTTTGTATTTGAATCAAAAGATATGACTGTTGCTTGATGAGATGTTAGAGTATCTCCAGCGATGAAACTTCCTGTTACATTTGTAATGAGAACATTCTTATTAAATGTAAGTGTTGGTGCAGTATTATAATCTAAACCAAAATTGGCAATGGTAATTCCTTCAACATGACCAATTCTTGGTTCAATTATAGAAGAACCAAATAGACTTGCGCTACTTCCTGTGCTTGAAGTAACTGTGATGGTTGGAAGTTTAGTGAAACCATTGCCAGGGTTTATAATTCTAACAGAAGTAATCTCACCAATCTCTGAAGAAACTCCTAAGTCATTAAAGGTTTCTTCTTCAATTATAATATTACTACCATCTTCTAATATCAAATAGTCATCATCACCAACTGTTGTTTCTTGATGAAGGAACAAAGCATCTTCAGTAATGATTGGATCATTATCTTCAGTAATAAAATGGTCTGGAGAAGTAATACCTTCTAAAACAAATGCACCACCAACAACAGCGATTTCAGCTGAAACGCCAGATCCACCAGTGTCAGTAGTATTAAATAAAATAGTGTCACCAATAGTATATCCACTACCACCATTTTCAATAATAATTTTATCTACTGAACCAGTTCCAGCAGATTCTACTTTAGCAACAGCAGCATCATTACCGCCAGAACCAACAACAATGTTATCACCAGTTCTATAGTATGCTCCACCAGAAGTTACTGTAGCAGAAGTAAGAATACTTTTTACAGTAGCAGAAATTTCTAAATCAAGTTCCACATCTGTTGTGGTGATTGTTTCCCCACTAGCAAATGTTCCAGTTATTGAATCAGTATCTAGGTTTAGTTCTGCAATTTGAACTGCACCCTCTCTAAACTTGATAACTGTTCCGATAAGTGCTGTTGCACCAGAAGTTGAACCAGTGATTCTTTGTCCAATAGCTTTATTGAAATCAGATGTAGAAGATTCAACAACACGCATGATTGAATCTCTAGACCATTGACCATCAGATGGACGAAGAAGATTGTCTCTAGGGTAAACAATGGTTGGTTCTTCATTGAAAAGAATTCTAAAGAATAGTTTGTGTCCGTCTGCTGTTCCTTTTGCAGAATACATATCCTTAATATTCTTTATAAGTTTTCTTTTTGCAAGTCCATCAGCAAGTGTGCTTGGAAGAGACTCCATAAAAGAATCTCTAAACTTATCTAAGAATGCATAGACAGTATTATCAACATCAGCATATGCAAGAAGTTGTTGAATGTTCTGAACAGGGTTTGCACGATAAGACACAACCGTTGTGGTTGCACCAGAAGTATTACCAGTTACCGTTTCACCAGTTTGAAATCTTTGTTGAGAAGAGATGAATAATCTTTTATTATCATCAAAGTCGTCTACTAGAATTTTGGCTGTAGCGCCAGAGGTTGCACCAGTAATAGTTTCACCAGCAACAAACTTACCAACCGAATCTTCAAGGACAACTCTTTCTGAATCTTCATCAGTAATATAGTTTGTACTAATCGTTTCTTCAATGAGATAATTATTAGAACCAGATACAACTAGTTCACCAGCCTCAAGAAACTCATAATAGTATTTGAGAAAGAGTGGAAATAAAGGATGATCAGACTGCACAAATTCAGGCAGTTGATTCTGAATATGTGGAGATACTTTATTTTTTAATGTTGGTTCATGTCCAGACATTCAAACTTACCTTAATATGAAGATGCGGTATTATAACCAGTTCCAGCAGAAGAGCCACCAGATTCGATAGTATCATTTTCTCCAGTAATATTACTGTTAGTCAAATCAATATTCAACAACTGGTTTCTTACTGGAACAACATCATTTGAACGAGGTTGAACTATAATTGTAATTGTTCCGTCAGAGTTAGAAACCCCTGTAGGGTTAAGGGATGGAATAGTAATTGTTCCAGTAACATAATCAATAGTTCCGATATTATTATTTACATATGTTCTTGTTGTTCCAGCTTCAAAATAGTAGGAACGAATGTTTCCATTACCATCATCATCCAGATAGATTGTATTTGTGTTTCCACTAATAGTAAATCCAGTTGAAGACACAATACCACCAAGCATAGCATTGTGACCAGCGTGTGGATTATATAATCTATTAGAGAAGTTAATAATATACTGATTGGTAGCATTAAGTGTTGGAGTAAAGTTCTTTGAAATTCTAACAGATGTAATATTAGACAAAACAGCTGTGTCACTATTATCAATCAAACGAGACAACTTGGAATATCTAAACACACCGTCAAACTTAGACAAGTCTGAAGTATTATATGATGTAATAGTATTTCTTACAATCGTTTCTAGATCGGATGCAGACTTTGTTGTAATATTAGAACTATATTTAAAGTTTACAGTCAATCTTATATTAGTAGTTTCTGGATCAATAATAGTTGGTCGAACAGATGCAATATTATATTTGTCTAGTAATGCAGCAATGTTTAACTTTTGTGCTTGTGTTAGATTAATTCCAGATTTTGTTTTGAGAGAAATATATACTTGTCCATATCTAGGCGGATCATTATCTTCACCACCCCACACTTGAACGGCTTCTGCATCAGCATAAACTTGAGGAACAATTGTTTTGTAATCCTCTGTAGTAACAGCTCTTCCTTGTGAAGAATAATCTAGCGGAGCATTATATTTAATTGATTCGATTGTCTCTGGTTCTGCACCGCCAGTTGCAGCCAATACAGTTGTGGTGGTATAATTTGAAACTGCACCAAAAGAAGAACCACTAAATGATGAAGCACCATTTGCAGCAGTTTTATTTGTAACAATATATTCTAGGATTACAATGTTTCCATCAGTGGGCTTTTTACCAACAACATCATCACCAAAGTAAACCTCAAACTTACCGTCTTCAATCTCTTGTAAGAAGTAAACCTTTGATACAGCATTAACTTGTGTAATGTCGGTTGCAAGAGTGTATACTTCTGTTGTTGAATCTGCAGCTGATGTTTGAATAGAAACCTTTAGAGTTGTTGTATCAGCACGATTGTCTGTTATCACATATCTCTTTTCTAAATTGTTATTGTCAACTGTATATTTTGCAGTAACAAGAGTTCCTTCATAGATAGGAACATTCTGAAATCTTACAACATCATTCGTTTTAATAGTTGTTATATCAGCATTAACAACAAACCCATATGTAGTTCCATCTACTTGTGTTGTAAACTTAGTTCCCTTTGGTAGAGTTACCGAACCTAGATTAGTCGTATCATTTACAAACAAATCGACATATGCAATAGGAGCTCTAGCAGAACGAGGAGTATAACCCAAAGTCTTTGCGTGAGAGACTACCGAAGAACGAAGGGTTGCAGAATCCAAAAACGCCTCATTTAATGCCATGTTGGCATTCATAGCAAGGTAATGAGTGTTATATGCAAGCATATCAATGAGAACAGAAAGTCCAGAACCCTCAAAGTCATAGTCAGTAAACTCTGTCTGGTTTTTCATATATTTTTTTAGATTAGTTTTGATGTCATCGAAATCTAGTTCTGTGACTTGAAGTTTTGTTGCCATTTATCTTAGTCTCTCTAAAAATAAGTTTACAGTCTGCAATCCATCTGGAGAGTTCCGTAAGTAAAATTCTATAACCAAATCATAAGCATTTGAATCTGGTGTTGCGATACTAGTAACATTGATGAGTTCAGCTCTTGGTTCAAAGTTATTAATTACATCTTCTACTTTTCTTTTAAGAACATCAGCAACAATTGGTGTCACTGGTTCAAAGAGAATTCTACGAATGTCTGAACCAATCTCTGGATGAAAAGGTCTTTCATAAAAGTTTGTGTTGATCAAGTTGCGAACACTACGCTTAACTGCCTCTGCATCAGTCAACTTACTAATGTCTTTAGTTACAGGATGCTTAGAAAAGTTCAGATTAAAATCTTTATAGATCTGAGAACTTCTACTCTCGTTAGTAGCTTCAGCGTCCTTGAATGCAGATGGATTAACAGCCATTTATTATCTCCTCAATCTATTTATAACGAAAATCAAAGATTGTGAAACTCTCTATTCTTGATATGTTGTTCTTCAATCTCTTCTTTCGATTGTCCATAGTAAGGAACAGCATGACGCTTTTCAACCATGTAATCATTGATTGATTTATCTGCATAGTCCGTGGTTCTCCACAACTCGCCTAGAATTCTACCAAACTTTCCTTCTGCATCCTTATGTGTTTTGAGAACAACTCCACCCTCATCATCTAACATTTGTGTGATGAATTCTTTTGCAGCAAGTCCATACTTCTTTTCTTCCAAATCTCTGGTGCGACTTTCTGGTGTGTCGATACCGTAAAGACGAATACGTTCCTTCTTTAACCATACACCAAACCCCAAGTCAATATCTACATCAACTGTATCGCCGTCAATAATCTTTACGACTGTGCATCTATACTCATACATTTTAAGTTCCTCTACTTCCTACAGGCTTACAGACATACTTTACTGTATCCCAATGACCATCAGAAGGTATCTCTACATACTGAACCAACATAGTTCTGCATTGTTCTTCCTTTTCAAACCACTGAACATCTTGTTCGATGCAAGTGCTTCCAGAACATACTGTTAAAAGTATGTGCCAAATAATTTCCATGACTATCCTCCAGCGAATACATTAGGAGAACCAGCGGCAACTGAAGTGCAACCACTAATACCATCTCCTACTCTTCCCG